CCACCCCAACTTTCTCCAAGATCTATATCTGCCTTGGATGGTACTTCTAATTCTACACATGTCTCCATGACACGTTGTATTTCTTTAGCTTCTTTTTCACCCTTCACTGAACAATCTAATTCATCATGTACTTGTATTAAAGGAACTACTCCTAATTCTTCATACACGTCCACCATAGCCTTCTTAGTTTGATCTGCAGCTGAGCCTTGAATAAGTCTATTAAGGGCTTTGTACGTGCCAGCACGCTTGATTGCTTCACCATATTCTACCTTAGCCTGGTTATGTGGTAATGCTTTATGTACACCCCATTGTGTAGGTTCCCATAAATCAAATCTACATTTACGACCCAATAATGTACGAATAATACCTTTAGAATTAGCACGATTCATTACAGCTTCCAACATGCCTTGCATAAATGGTACTCTTTCACGGAAATCTGCAAGCATTTTCTTAGCATCTTGAGGATCTATATCCAACTCACGAGCCATCTTGTTGTAACCCATGCCATACATTACACCTAATCCAATAGTCTTGGCTAGTCTTCTCTCTACCCCTGCCATGTCTGCTGTCTGTTGATGAAAATCTAAATCACTTTTTTTATAAGCTTCTTTAACTTCTTCAGCACCCATTTGTCCAACTAGACATGCCCAATGTGTTAATAACCTGGGTTCTTGTTGCGAGTAGTCAGCTTTAAGCCAGTACTCACCAACTTCCGGTATAAATAGTTTCCTAATCTCTTGAGCAAATTGTCCACGACTTGGGATCTGCTGTAAATTAGGATGATTGTAACTGAACCTACCACTAACAGCGCCACCAGAATCAGAACGAATTTGATTAATGTGAGCATGTATTCTACCATTTGTGTTATGTTTTAACAGCCCTTGTAAAAAAGTTCCACGTAATTTATTAAGCTCCCTTGCCTGCATTATTAAACGAGGTAGCTCATGTGGATGATCTGTAAGAAACATCTTTGTAAATGATGGAGCATTACTTTTTGCTGTTCTATCATAAGGAAGGTTCATTGAATCAAAAGCTTTAGCAATAGAAGCTGCTGCCCATATTTCTACATTTTGATTAGTTAAATCTTTTATTCTTTTAATAATTTTTTTCTCTTTATTTTTAAACTTATCATTTAAAACAACAACTTTATCTGCATCAAATCTAACACCTTTCTTTGTCATGTTAAATATTACACGAATTAACTTACATTCTATATCGTATATAGTATCAAGATTATCCTTCTTAATCTCCCATGCTAATTTCTCATACAACTTTAACGTTAGCCTTGCGTCTTCCTCAGCGTACTCTCCTACAAATGTAGCAGGTAATTTGTACATTTCTGCTTTAGGATCAACCCCGAATGCAGCAGCAGCTTCTTTAAGTTTAGCTTCACTTTTAAACTCACCTAGATAATCAAACGATATGCTATTTAATGTATAAGAATATCTATTCTCATCAATCAACGCCATAGCCACCATTGTGTCATGAATACGTCCTTTAACTTCTATACCAAGTACACTTAACCACCCAATATCATACTGTGCATTGTGAAATACTTTTTCTAACTTTTCATTTTCACATAATGATTTAATATATTTTATAACTTTCTTACTATCCATGTTACCACCACCTTCGTGCGCAATAGGATAATAAGCTTTAAATCCATTAGCAGCTACAGCTATACCAATTACTGCACCTAGCTTTTTAGGCCATCCAGGACCATCTTTGATTAATCCTGGATCGCATGTTTCTAAATCAATTGCTATTTTTTCTCTATCACTTAAGTCTGGAAACTCCGTAGGTGCTATCCAATCTGAATTAACTGTCATGTTTTAGTTCTCCTGCTATTGCCATGTATGCTGAGGCATCAACAAAATCATCTACGTTAGCTTTGCCTCTCTGTGATCTTGATATTTTTAATAATGCCATCATTATTGCTACTTCATCAGAAGTAATAGCTACACAAGGTTTAAGCTTATCATCTAAAAATATAGTCCAAAACTCTGCAATTGTTTCATGGTTTACTTTAGTATCCCCATGTGTTTCTTGTCTTCCACCGTTGACTAACTCAGCGGCTTTTAATAATATTTCACTCTTGTTCATATAATGAACCCTCCATCTCTCTGTGGTTGTACTATGTGTAGCTCATTACGAGCGCGTGTAGCTGCTACATAAAATACACGGCATTCATCATCTGAATTTCTTTCCATTGCTTCCTGTGACTTTCTTGATAAATCTGTTAGCAACATAACTTTATCTGCTTCCCCTCCTTTAGCACCATGTATAGTGCTCAAATGAATTTTAGGTTCTGTCTTTGTAAAATCCCTGTTCCTCGTTTCAATAGACCTTAAGAATTCTTTGTCACGCGTGCCTACTTTATCAAACGCCACATCCCATGGTCTACCTCCTACGAGAAGTCCGTGGTCCATGATCAAATCATTCAGCTCATAATTCTCTCTGTTAGCTGTTTTAAGATTCTTATGACCTCGCTGTATTCCTATTTCTGAAGACATGTAAGAATATATATCTTTAACTTCTGATAATTCTATATTCTGTCCTTGATTTAATTTCTTCCATGCACTTGTCGCTGATAATAACTTTTGTGAAATAGGTAAACGATTATTTCTTTTATAAAATAATCCTTGTAATCGTATGTCACGTTCTACCTCATCTAATAAATAATTAGTCCGTGCCATGATAAGCCAGTTGTCATCACCAACATTTACACTGTCTGGATAAGAATGATATTGTACTAATCCATCATTCTTTGTACCATTCCAGGATTTGTTAATACGATTTCTAACACGCCCTATTATTCCTTGGGAACAGTTTTGTATAAGTCTTGAGCATCTATAAGACTGCTGTAATACTTTTCTTTCACCAGCTAATCCTATTAAATGTTCAACATCTGCACCTGCCCAACGGTAAATAGCTTGATCATCATCACCACTTATGTACGCTTGTTTAGCATTTTGACATATTTTATTAACCATACGCCACTGTAGGGCACATAAATCTTGTGCCTCGTCTATAAAAACTACATCTAATTTTGGAACCATTCCAGATTCAATGTACATTTCTATCATGTCTGTAAAATCTAATATTTCTTTTTTCTTTTTAAATTCTTCTACAGATCTCTGTGCTCTTAATAATGCATGCCATGATACATCTAAATTAGCATCATTGTAATGTTGTTCTAAATCCATGCACTTCATACGTGCTAAATTAACTTCTGATAGGAGCTGGTTATCAACGGTAAATACTCCACCTGCATCTACACCATCTGATACAGATCCTAAATCCATTCCAAATGTTTGTCCAAACTCTTTATAATTATCACGTGACATTACTTCTGATTTCGTTAGTCCTAACTGTTGAAAAGCAAAGGAATGTAAAGTTCTAAAATAAGGTAAATGTTGTTCTTCTAAATCAAATTGTTTCATTGCCCGGTCCCTTGCTTCAGTAGCTGCTTTCTTTGTAAAAGCTACAAATGCAATACGATCCGGCGGTGTACCTTTAGCTAACTCTTGCTCTACTAAACTTAATAAGTTGTGAGTCTTTCCTGTACCAGGAGGTCCTAATATTATATTAATTTTTGGCATCGCACACCCTTTTAGTTTCTATTAAATGACAGTTAGCACATAAAACTACGCATTTTTTTATTTCTTTTAATATTTTTTTTAATTGGCTATAGCTTGTCTTAAAATATCCAGAGACATTTTTAATTTTCTTAGTAGGATCTAAATGATGATATTGTAAAGCATAAGGATTATCATTATATCCACAATGTTTACATCCCGCTTTTAATTTCTTTTCATTAACTAAACCTTGAATTTCATCATAAATTTTTTTTCTTCTATTCGCTCTATATATAACAGTTCTAGCCCAACTTTCAGGACTTCTCCATTTCTCTTTAAAAAATCCGTTTTTTTGTACAACAAGTGTTAATTGATAACTATCAAAAAAATAACCATCTTTTCTAATTTGGCCTACCTTAAATGGCAATCCTGTTGCTTCATTAATTCTTTTTTCTCCTTTAGAATGGGACACTGTCTACCTCCTTTATGTCAAACGCTGAGTCTTGATGTTGATATGCAGGCACACCCCACACTCTAACTGTTCTGCCTTTAAGGTTAAACTTATCACTTTTACCTTTAAGTCTTCTTAATGCTTGTACTAATTGACCAGTATTATAATGTGTAAACTTATTTCTCGTTAAATAGTCTAAAAGATCTTTTAATCTAAACCACGTAATACCGTCTTCTGTCCAGGGTTTACGTAGTAATAATTCATCTCTATTTTGTGCCTGGGCACGGTCAGTACAAAACTCCTGGAGGAAAGCTTCAAATTGACCTGCCACAGACCCATCATCAGAAACAGGAATCT